GCCCGGCTGAGGCGAAACGCGAGCAACGGTTCGAGCAGGTGCACCGCCTCGTCGCCATCATCTTTGAACAGCTCCAGGTACTCGAGGTCGGCCTCGTACTCCGGGTACGTCACTAGGATGCGGGTTCCTGGGATGCGACGAACGCCTCCCAGTCGGCGACCACGTCGGCTGTCCACACCGCCGCGGCGACATCCTGGACGCGTTGCGACTCGCCGGACGTGTCGTCACCCGGGGCCAGGACGTGCCGGTGGTATGACTCGGCGAGGGCGACGCCGTCCTCGTCGATCGTCGTCGCGGTGCGGACCTGGAGCTGGCCGCGTGCGAGAACTTCGATACGGTCGGTTTTCGTTGACTTGATAAGCGCCACGGGGGCCTCCTACGTCGCGTAAGTAATTGTGAACTGGAACTCAGTGTTGCCGTCGACAGCGCCACCTTGAAGGATGGCGGTCCCGTCGGTCATATAGAGGTACGCCTCGGTGCCGCCCTGGCCGGCCATGAGCGACAGCCCACTGTTGCCAGATGCTTGACCGAATAAATACCCGGACCCGCACGGCTCGTACGGCTCGTCGCCCTTGACGGCGAACGGGAGGCCCGTCATGCGAACGCTGCCAGTCGGTGACGAGATCGCACTAACGAACACGCGACCGCCGACGGTCACCATGCGGCCGATCTTCGTATAGCCCGCGTCGTCAGGGTGCACCGTGATGGAGCCTCCTCCCGCCGGGGTAAGGCCGATCTCGCAGGTTCCCTCCTCGTAATCGTCGAGGGTGTTCGCGTTGCTGCTTGCGAGGTTGTCCAGTTTGAGGCCGCCGCCGGAGGTGGTGAGCTGCAGCGTCGTGCCGTCATAGGTGGCCGTGGATTCGCTCACGATCGAACTGGACGACCCGTACGTGCCGAGGCCGTTCGCGGTCGAACCCGACCAGGTCATACCGGCCGCGGCGGCAACCGTCTGCGTCGACCCGTTCGAGAACTCCAGGCCGCCCGTGTCGAGGACGATCCGGTTGTTTGTCAGATCCATGATCATCGGCAGGATCTCGCCCGTATCGCCTGTCATACCCTCTTTTATGGTCGCTATCAGGTAGTCGCGGAGCAGGTTCTGGTCGGCGCTGGACAGCACCTCGCCAGCTGTGAACTCGGCGGGCACCCCTGCGAATGTTTGCTGGGCCATGTTTGCCTCCTATGGGGCGAGCTTGTTTGCGTCGAGGTGACCTTGTAGCGCGCTGTCGAGTATCAGGAACGTATTCTCGCCGGTGTCAGACGTAGTCAAACGCATCGACCAATCGTTCGGGGTTATATCATGCCTGACACCCTCGACGCGTAGGCGGCGGCGCTGCGGGTCGGTTGAACCCGCCGGCGTGAACAGCGCCTCCAGGCCGTCGTAAATGCCTAGTTTGGCGACCTTCTCGGCCTGAACTTCGGTCATGGATCGTGGTTTGCAATCCAGCGAAATGATCCTGAGTGACGGCGTCGAATGCAGGGCGACAAAGTTTTTGCACGCTGTGAACACGTCCGCGTCGTTCAGATTCAACAGGTTGCGGCGCACAATGGCCCTGATGCCGTAAGCGGGCTGACCGATCACGTTCTCGTCGTACACCTTGTCGACGCCTGTCGACCCGGCGTAGATGCCGCGGGTGTAGAGCAGCTCCGAGCCGTAGCTGGTTTGAAAACCGGTCATGGGCGGTGTCGATGCGCCGGTTGATGACCCGCCGAACGTCAAGCCGGTAGCGTACGAGTCCGCATAGCGGGCCTTGTACGTCAGGACGTTGCCTCGCTTCGTCGACGCCGCCGCAGCGCCCCCTGGGAGGCCCTGGCGGCAGAATATGGCACCGACCTCCGATTGGGCGAGGCGAGCCGTGTACGTCGCTGTCTGGAGGCGGGCGACAACCTCGGCGGCCATCGTCACGTAGGACGTGTCAATAGCTCGATCCACCGGGTTTGATTCGTCCGGGTAGTCGACCTGGGCGTTGTCGAGTATCGCCGTGAACCGCGCCGACCCGGACTGCTCGACGAATGTTGCTTTGCCTGAAACGCCGTCGATCACGTCGACGAGTTCGGTGCGGGCCAGTTTCGACAACCCATCCGACGCTTTGACGATCATCACAGACTGGTTTTTGTCCGGGTACGTCACGTCGGTGTCGTCGATATTGCCGCGAAACAGGGTTGTCGGCTGCGACGCCGAGTTCAGGAACACGTTGACCTGGAGTTCCGCGTTGATCCACTGCGCGTCGCCATACGTGCCACCCGTCAACGGGCCGTACACGTTGTCGTCATTGTTCAGCGCCAGGATGCACGTCCCAGCTGTGAACGAATCCAGGACGCGCTGCCGGCCGACCTTAATTTTGATTGAGCGAACATCAGCAGTAACAGCCCGATTCGACCCGTTGAGGAAAATCTGGACAACGAACGTCGGCGCTGCCATCAGCTAGTTCGCGCCCTGCTGCCAATGCGGCGGCAGCGGGCCGTTCCCGTCCACATATTGTCCTATCGCTTCGACTACTTCCTGGCCGGACACCGCCGGGGCGTTCACCGTTATGTTAAAGACAGGTGTCCCAGGTGGCCCAGGCTGCGGCAGGAACCGCGACAGGTCCGCGGACGGGTCCGACAGCAAGGCGAGCGCGTCGAGGCCGGAGAGGCCGGTGGTCGGGCTGATCGCGGCGAGCCGCTGCCCAGGATCCATCGTCATACCGCCACCGCCACTACCCGGAGGGATCAGCGGGCTGGGCACCATCGGACCCGCCGGTGGCAGACCAGGCGTGCCGCCACGCTGCCCAGGGTCCATTCCGTGGCCGCTAGGAGGGTCGCCGACTGGTGGGAAACCGGGGCCGGGGGCCATCGCGCCTGCCGCCGCTATCGCCGCCGCCGCGCCGTAGGTGATGCCGTCAGCGGTGCCGGATGCCTCAGGATCCCAGTCGCCGCGATACCAGTCCGGGTTATCACGCCCAAACTCTTCGATGGCGGCGGCGAAACCCCGCGTCATCGCTGTGCCGGCATCGTCGCCGATATCTTTCGCCGCCGCTTCCCGCTCCTCGACACCGCCGAGAAGTACCGCGATCCAGGTGACCGGGTCGAGAATGTCGAAGTTTTTGAACGCGCTCAGCAGACCAGCGCCGATACCCCGAACCAAACCGGACTGGGCGGCTTTGCCCGCCAGCTCGCCGAGCGCGCCCCACGACGGATCCTCGAAGAACTCTGTGATCGCCGGGAGCACCTTGTCGGACAGGTACGTGACCAGCTCCGTAAATATCGGTAGGACCTGTTCGCCGATTACGACCTGCAACTCCTCCCATTGGCCGGCGAGCTGCTTCGACACGTTCGTTGCCGAGTCCGCTGTGCGGGCAAAATCGCCCATCGCGGTCGCGCCCTTGTCGAGGATGAGGGCGTACGCGGCCTGCGATTTGATCGCCGGGGTTAGCGCATCTTTCGTGTTGCTGATGAGGCCCATCGCGAGGGCTTTGCTTTTGATCGTGGCGGCGTCGAGCAGAATGCCGAGTTTGCGGAGGGGTTCGGCTTCGCCTATCAGGCCGGCACGCAGCGCCGTCAGGGCCGTTTCAACAGAAACATCGTGCAACGACGACAGGTCACCGGCGAGGCCGGTGAGGGTTGTCGCCATCGACGCGGACGCTTCCTCCGACATCCCCATTGCGTCGCCGAGGCTCGCAAACACGCCTGTCGCTTGCAGCGCCGCCAGGTTCGTCACACCGAACGATTCGAGCGACGTGTCGGCGAACGCTTCGACCGCTTTCGACGATTCGCCGAGGAGAAGCTGGTTTTTGCTTAGCGCCTCCTCCATCGCGGCGGCCTTGTCGATCATCGGTTTCAGCGCCGCAGCAGCACCGATAACGACACCGCCGAGGGCAGCGAACCCGATGCCGGCCATACGCGTTGTCCGAATCAGGTTGTCCGACATGGTTGCCGAACCCTTAGAAACCCGCTTGAACGACTTTTCGAGGTTGCTGGTACGGCCAACGAAGTTTGCAGTGAATGTGCGGGTCGCGGCCATTACCTGGTTAATCCTTTCAGCACTCGTTCGATCTGGTCGGTGTATTCCTTTTTGATAAAGCCGTGCATTTTGATGATCGTCGGGAACAGGACGTAACCCTTTTTGCCGCGATGGTGCGGGAACTGCCGTGTCGTCGACCGACGATTGCCGCCGAACTCGACACCGAAGAAAATGTCGCCGGCCGCCGGCCGGGTCTTTTTGCCGGCAATCATTCGCGGGTGCGCCGATGATTTTCCGACACCCGCTTTGATTTTCGGAACAGAGCCGACAGGAGTTTTGAGAGACTTTACGATGGTCTGGTACTGGGAGGCGTGAAACACTGTGCGGCTGCGTTGCTTCATGCGAACCAGAACCGTTTTGGCGATTTCCCTGTTCGCGTGGCTGACCGCTTTCCGTGTTTCCTTCGGGGCGCGTCGCAGCTCGCGTAGGAACTCGTCCATGCCGAACATTTCGATGCCGACGGCGGATTTATTCATCGAGGGCGTTCGTGCCATTAGCGCCGCTGCCTCGCTTTCTCCTGCTCATCGGCCTGAAACTCCAGGACACGGCAAAGGGCGTTCAACACCTCGGGCGGGCATTCGAGCAGCTGCATCGGTCCTATCCCTGTCCGCACCGCCAACGCGGCGATCTGGACCGTCAGGGAGTCCCAACCAAAGGGGCGGCATCATCCTCATCGCCAGGGGCGACCCCTTCGATGTCCTCCAGGTCGGTCAGCCAGTCGTCGAACGGTTTGACCGCGGGACCGTCGCCGTGTTTCGCTTCGCGCCACGCGGCCTGATGCGCCAACCATGCGAGATGTTCGATGCGGATATCGGCCATGGCAAGGCCGATCCCGAGGCCAAACTTGCGCTCAAACGCGACTATGGCGGCCGGGCCGGCAACCAGTGTCCGTTCGGTTCCGTCGTGGCAAATCCTTAGCGTTATCTTCATCGAGTTTTTCATGTTTGCCCCCGCTCCCCGGTTAGCTGGTTGCCCGTGTTATAGCCCCGCTGACGGGCCACGAAACCGAGAAGGTGGAAAGGCTGCCGACCTCGGCGCTCAGGGGCGTGTACGCCGTTACAAGGGCGCTCCCGGCGTAGCTGGGGTTCGTGGCGCTCACCGATGCGCTCGTCGGTTTGAACACGAACGCTGTCGCGGTCCCGACCAGGCCGTTCAGTGTCGCATCGACCTCTGAGGCCGCAAAATCGGCGTTAAATGTCACATTTAGCGTCGCGTCGCCTAGGCCGGCGATCCGGGTGCGAACCGCATCCCCAAATGCCGTGGTTTCCACATCATCATAAGAAATTTCGAGCGAGGCACTTGTCATTTTGTCGCTCAAATCGACGCCCCCGATTGTTAGGACGGCTGTTGCGCCTCCGATTAGTTCTGCCATGGTTTCAGCCCTCCTGTGGGCGTTTGCCGCCGGTCAGGTGACCGCCGTCGATTAGACGCTGAGCATCCTCATCGGACATGTCCGAGGAGAACGTTGAGCCTGGTTCGTGCCCGTGCACGGCATGGTTGCCGACCACGGTGTATTCGTGATTCTGCTTTTTCGCCATTAGGCGTACACCTCCAGGGTGAAGTTGGCACCGATGTAGTCGGTTTCGTTCGCGGATATCAGGCCGTATTCGCTCATCTGCGTGAGCTGGGACGTCGAGCAGCTCCCATCGAGGGTCAGGTCGCCGGCGATGAGTGCCCTCACCGAAGCGGAACCCGAAATGAGGTCATCGAGTAGCGCCTGATTCGCGGCCGTGTCGAACCGCTGAGCGATCAC